AGTATCTCCAAGACCCTGATAGTCAAAACCTAAAATATATATTTCATCATTATCATGTTCACTTGCCATCCACAATGCTGTAGGTCCACTACTCCAACCTTTACTAGGTTGAAAATAATTAAATCCTACAAATTTATGATATGCTTTATTTGAGTTGGTCCAAACTGGCGTTTTAAGTTGATATCCAGATTTATTAATTTCAATAATCATTTTTACATCAACTGCAATTAAATAATCAGGATCAAATTCTCTGTACAGAGCATTACATCCATACATTTTTCCATTTAATTTTAATTGTGCTAGATCTATAGTCGAACGACTAGTTCCGTTACCTACTACAAAGGCTTGTTTTGTCAATTATCATACTCCGCCGGCCTCAGCATTTGCAGCTAACCCGTACATCTGTTTAATGAAATGAAGTTCTTTTTGCTTCTCTTCTATATGTAGATCAGATGACTTACGAATACGATTAATTTGACTTAGAGTAAGACGTGTTTTACGTGTATCTGTCTTTTCAAGAGGCGAATCATCATAGTCTGCCTCGTAGCGATTATCTTCTACAGGTTCTACAGTTTCCGGATCGTGATAAAATAATTCTCTAAGTATCATATTGTATTTATATCGTTTGTTCAGTAGACGGTGTTTCTGCGCCTGCGCCACCTAGTTCAGTATTAGTTGCAGTTTCAGGTCCTGCATCACTGCCGCCGTCAGCTGTTGGATCATTATCACCTAACTCATCTTCAATATTACCTAAATCATCTTGAATTCCAGCTGTTGTTATGCCTGCATCTCGCATTTCTGCACTTGCTTCACCCGGAATAGGATCTAAGTTTTCTTCATTTTCTTCTCTCCACATACGTTCGTTTTCTGCAAGTTCCTCATCTGTCATGCCTAAGAATCGTTTCATAGCAAAACGATTTGAAATATAAGGTATAGCACTCATTTGTGTATATGTTGGTACACGAGCGTTATCAATTTCACTTTGACGATACGCAGCAAAGTTCTGTGGTGGTTGAAATTTTAGGTCAAACATTGCTGTGTCAACATTTATACCTTTTTCTAAAATATATCTTTTAAATTCTTGATCAAATTCTTCTACTACAAGATTTTGTAGTCGTTCACAATACGTGTTAAATCTTAATTCCTGTATGTAAGCAGTGCCGACTCGTCCGTCATTGTACTGCGAAGCTGAATCGTCAGCGCCTGTAGGCAAGTAACTTGAAGGGATTCGTAAACCGCGTACGAGCTTATTAGTAAAGTATCTAAGATCATCAATTTCTCCTAAGTTAGTACCGCCTGGTAGTGTTTCAACTTTTGATCCACGCCCTTCAGCAGTTTGTGGAAAGAAGTAGTCTTCGTTAATTGACAGAGGGTTATATGAACTGTCTATGACATTTGTGCCTCCTCCTGTCGACGATGGGATACGTCTTTGATGTATTTCCGTTTTGACTCTCTCCACAAACTGCATAGCAAGGTGTGAAGGCATGTTGCCCACATCAACGTAGAATACTCTGCGCTCTGGCGCTCTTTGAACTCGGTAGATGATAATAGCATCTTCGAGTAATTCTTTTTGTTTGTATACTTTAAAAATTGTTTCTAATAGTGAATTACCAAACGGATAATTGTTGTCTAAACCTTCTGATAAACTTAAATGCACAACGTGTTCTGCACCAACTGTAACTTCTCCGTCATCAGTTGTAAATCTGCTACCGCTCATGCTAGACTGTGGCTGTCCAACCATACCACGTGCGCCGCCAGTAGGTTGATACTGAGATCCGCCTCCTCCAGTTATGTTGCCGTTTGTTTGGTACGGTGTTGTAGCAACGCCATCTTTAAAATTAAAATTAATATTTTTAATTACATACTGCTCAGGTACTTTGCCTTCTGATTCGTTTACAATAATACGTGATACGTTTGCAGGATCTACATGAAACCAACGCTTAGTTTCTGGATCACGTAGGAAGAATTGATCTCCCATTTTGAATACATTGCGTAGTATTCTAAAAATCTTTGTTTCAAAATTTTGTAGCTTATTCCACTGTTGCAGATATTGTCCAATAATATTAATTTCTGAATTAGTTGCTTTTTGTTTAAAATCAATAATGAATGGTGTATTGTTTGCTTTATTTTTCTGTGTACAAAATTCAGCAAGAATATCAAGTGCAGCATTAACTTCACTATCTAAATCCATTGTGTTATATTGTCCGTAGCGTTCGACTCTGTTTGGCGAACCTACATACACATCAGGCAAGTAAGAACTATAATTTGCTCTCGCAGGACCTGCCATATTGCCGCCGCTTCGAGCATTAGTAAATGGAGAATATGAACCGCTAGGATTATTTCCTGTAGGCACTGGTGTAAAATATTTTTTCCAACTCATAAAATTCTCCTGTGATCGCCCTTATTAACTACTAACTCTACCATTTGCAATATTTGTACCGCGATTTGCATATTTTGTATTCTTTTCAATTTGTTCGTCAATGTCTCTAACTTCACTTATTACTGCTAATAACTCGCTCATAATACTATTTAACTGTTGTGTGCCCTGCGCACTACCTTGACTGGCTGTACTTATCTGAGACAGTGCGTCTGCTGCTGCTACTCCTGTGCCGCCTCCAAACATGCCTACGTTATCTTCTGCAAGCACAGTATTCAGTCTACCTAACACCTCAACTAATTGTTCCATAGCATCTGAATAACTTTTAACTGCGTTTACATCAAGTCCAGTTTTTAATATATCTAAATTATTTTGCAAACCTTCTATATTTGCAAAACTTTGCATAGCACCCTGTGCATCCATTAAGGAATTTGCGGTTGCAACAGCAGGAGTAGCATCTGGTACGCTTACGTTACTAGAAGTGCTAGTTTCAGTCTCGGTGTCGTCGTCACCGCCGCCCATCCAACTTGGAAGGAATGACTTAAAACTAGGTAACTTAAAATCAAAATCAAAGAATCCAGTAAGTTTAGACCAAACACTGTCAAATAAACTTGATATACTTGGAAATTTAAAGTTGTCAAAGCTAAAGAATCCTGTAACTTTCGCCCAAGCATCAGATACTAATCCACTAATACTAAATCCAGATCCTTCTTCACCTTCTTTGCCACTACCAAAACTAAAGAACCCAGTAACTTTTGCCCATGCGTCACTCATCAGTTTACTAACACTAAACCCTTCGCCATCTTTGCCAAAACTAAAGAACCCAGTAACTGATTCCCATGCATTAGATGCTAGTTTTGAAATACTAAACCCTTCGCCATCTTTGCCAAAACTAAAGAACCCAGTAACTGATTCCCATGCTTTACCAAACAATCCACCAATGCCTGTCCATACTTCGCCTGCAAAGGAAAAATATCCTGTTACTGTTTCCCAGGCTGCACCAAATAATCCGCCAATGCCTGTCCACACTTCACCAGCAAAGGAAAAATACCCTGTTACTGTTTCCCATACACCGCCAAATAGTGCAGATAAACTAAACCCTTCGCCGTCACTACCGAAACTAAAGAATCCAGTAACAGTATCCCACATATTACTCAGAGTTTCTGTTAAACTAAAGTTTGCAAACCAATCAGCTATGCCGCCAAAGAAGTTTGAAATTCCATCCCAAGCATTACCAATTAATTCTTTTAGCTTGTCAAACCCTATCATTGCTGCAATGCCTGCAATTGCTGCTCCTATTGCAAGGAATGGTGCTGATATTGGTAAAAGTATCGTAGCACCCATTGCAGCAATAAATGTTCCTACACCAACTAACAATCCTACTAGTATTTCATCCCAACTTGGAAATATATTTCCAACAAAACTACTAAATGCATCTCCTAAAAATTCGCTAATCTTTGGACCAATTTTGTCCATTGCTTTGCTGATCATTCCACCTTCGCCGAATAAATCTCCAAATAAACCGTTAACTCCTTCTTCGGCATTTCCAAATAATGCATCAATAAACCCAAAGTTTTTCCAGTTTTTAACAAAGTCACTAATCAAACCAAACATTTCTTTTAAACCGTTTTTAAATCCGTCACTCTTGAGAAGTTCTGTAAAGGAAGTTCCTAAGTCGCCAACTATTGTTCCGAGATTTTCAAATAATCCACTATCTAAAAATGCCTTTGCAATACTTGCTCTAATTTCTTTTATCTTGTCATCAAACGTTGTAAGAGTTTTACTAATATCGTCACGTTTTGCTTGTTCGGCCTCTGCTGCTTTAAATTCTGCACTGCCAAGTTTTTGCATTTGTGTAGCAGCATCAAGTATACCTGCCATTGTAGGATTAGACTGACGTAACTGTTCGATAAATGCAGCTCGCTGGGTACCTTCTAGTCCTGCAAACTTTTCTATGTCAACACCGGCAGCACCAATTGCATCAATAATAACTTGCGGATCGGCTCCTTGTGCAACTTTCATCATAGCATCTCTCATTTCAGGACCTGCTGTTGCTAATAGAGCAACACCTGCTTCTGTTTGAGGAATACCGTCAGCTAAATC